TTTTTTGTTTTAAATAAATATAATAGCACAATACAAAAAATTGTCACTAAACCAGTAATAAGGATTTGTCCACGATTATTTGCGAAAGCACCTACTAATGTTAAAGCTATGACCAATCTAGTAATAGCATTTAATTTTTCACTAAATTGCATTTTTTCAGTAGGCCATATTTCCGATATTTTATTTTTATTAAATAATACATTTGGATCGGTTATCCAAAAAGGAGACTTCATGTATATATATAACCCTTGTTATTTTTATTTCTTCTTTTTCCGCTTCTTCTTTTTATTACCCCCCGTAGTGCGTTTCGTTGTTTTTTCATATGTTTCCCCTGTTCTAAAATATGTTTTTTCTAAACCTGGGTGTAAAGATTCGTGGGGTGTTTCACTGCCAGTATTCGCGCGTACCCCAGGAGTATTCAGACCTTGTGGACTATTGCGTTGCCTTTCAAAAAGTTTTTCTTTCATTCTCTCACGCTGCTTAGCATTTCTCATATTTTTGGCAATATTATTACGCATAGCATTAATATCCATCTTACCTCCCATGCCCATCTTGCCAAACATTTCTTTTAAATTACCCATACCAGGCATATTCTTCATTTTATTCATCATTTCACTAGCCTCCTCCAATAATTCACTTTCTTTAATATCTCCAGTTTTCATTTTTTCATCCAATTTGCTTCCGACATTTTTTACTAAAGACATTAATTTATCAGGACGCTTAAACAGATTTTTAAATACACTCTCGGCAGAACTACCATCGTTCAGATCAATATTTAGTTCCTTTGCGGTTTCATCGGCAATATCTTTGGCTAATTTTCCTAATTTTCCATCTAACATTCCATCTAAATGGGCATGGATCTCTTCTGGATCCGGCATTTTTGGCATACCCGACATATTTGGTAGTGAACTGTCATCCCCACTATTATGATCACTATCACTATTCGTCGGTTCTGTAAATATATCTTGCATATTTTTGATAGTTTCCTCTAATTTATCTTTAAACTCCGTCTCATTAATAGCTTCAAATAATTTGGCGGTATCTCCAAATGATTCTTCGTTTGATAATGAGGATACAATTGTAAATAATACCAGTTGTAGATATTTCCATAATGTTTGTCTCGTATTTTCACTAATATTCTCCTGCCATAAATATTTGAAATCAATGCCTGGTAAAAAATATGTATTTATTTCGCTGTCCTCAAAAATTTTTTCATTCTGATATAAAATATCAAAAAATCTCTCTGGATAAATTTCTTCGCAATATGAATATAGTTCTTTTATATCACCACCATTATCCTGTTGTAATAGTCGTAATTTATCATCTAACTTATCTTCTAATTCTGGATAAGTTTTTAAAATATCCGATAAGAAATCTGAAATTAATTTTCTAAAATCTTGCAGTACCTTTTCATGTTTTGTGGCGTGCTCTGCCTCGGTAGTGTGCTCTGCCTCGGTAGTGTGCTCTGCCTCGGTAATGTGCTCTGCCTCGGTAATGTGCTCTTTTTTTTCTTGGGTCGGGGTTGAATCTTCTTTATCCATAATATTATTCTTATTCTCTTTTATTTAAATTCTAATTATATAAATCACACAATTTTAATAAATTATTTAAATATTTGATAACTTTACTTTTATCTTCATCGTCCATCTTTCTCACTGGTTCACGTAATAAATCTATTTTTTGCAAAATTTGTTTCGAAAATTTATCATCAATTTCTCCTGTATAGTTTTTATTAATAAAAAAATTAATATCATTATTCTTTATTTCATTACGATATGGTCCAATTACATTTGTTTTAAAAACATTTATTATTATCTTTGGATTGTTTTTTCGTAAAGTTAAAATTGCTTCCTGACACGTTATTAGGTCGCTATCATCGGGAAAAACACGCAATATATCTGTCATAAAATCCTCAAAATGATTGTTAAATGTCTTTAATATATTTGACTTGTTCATAATAACTAATAATAGTACTACTATATATTTTTTAAATAATGTTTTGACCCAATATTATTTATTAATTAATTAATAAAAATAATATTGTTAAAGATTATTTTACTAAGTAAATTTACTATGTTATTTTACTATGTTAATTTACTATGTTATTTTACTATGTTAATTTACTATGTTAATTTACTATGTTAATTCACTTTGCCGCTTCTCTTGTAATTTATCTAATGACACATTTCCAATAGTATTGGCCTCATAATTATCCGGCGGTGTTTCTATCGAATCTTCTTGTGAATGTACTGAAGTATAATGATGCATTTGTCTTAATCCACCCGTACCTTTCGCGGACAAATCATTTACATCTTGATCCAAAAAACTAAAATTATCAGATGATACACCACACCCCATATCGTTTATGGAAAATGCAGTAGGATCTTGATTCATGTGTGAGGCTTCTTCTATTACATTTTTTTTCGGCATAATATGGTGAGTAATTTCATCACCGAACAAAACATGATGACCTTTATTCAATAATAATAAAGCCGGCACTTTAGTAATAGTAGGCGGCAATAAAACTTCATCTCCTTTTTCCAATATAATATAGCAAGCATTGTTTTTTTGTATGCGATTATCAATGCATATAAAGTGCATATCATCTTTGACCGGCGATTTACTGATATTTTGCAGCATAGCTTGACATTTTTCACAATAATTACTATAATATAAGATATAGCTCATATAAATTTATATGAAAAGTACCATTTAAATTTATTTTTTTAAAAATTGATATAAAATTTTAATAGTTAATTAAATATATAATTATGAATCCACAAGTGTCTGATCTATCGATCGAATTAAACAATCTAACATTTAAGCTTACTAATATTAATGTAAGTCTAGCTAATGCTATCCGTCGTATTATTCTGAACGAAGTAAACAATGTGGTCTTTAGAACTACTCCACATGACAAAAACGATGCTGTATTTCTAACCAATACCACCCGATTTAATAATGAAATCATTAAACAGCGACTTGCCTGTATTCCTATTCATATTACCGATGTTGAGTTCCCGATTAAAGATTATATTGTGGAAGTCAATAAAAAAAATGATTCTGATACCATGCAATATGTTACTACCGAAGATTTTACCATTCGCAACATTAAAACGGATATTATTCTTTCTGACGCCGAAACACGCAAGATTTTCCCACCCGATCCAATAACCAAAGATTTTATTGATATTGTTCGTCTTCGTCCGAAATTATCAAAAGATATAGAGGGTGAACATCTACATTTTACATGCACCTTTAGTATTGGTAATGTGAAAGAGAATGGTTCCTATAATGTTGTGTCTACTTGCTGTTATGGCGCGGCAAAAGATAATATTAAAATAAACCAGATATGGAGCGAAAAAACAAAGCAATTCAAGTCCGCCGGCAAAACAATCGCCGAAATTGACGAACTAAAGAAGGATTGGTTGCTTCTCGACGGAAAGCGTATCACACTTCCAAACGCTTATGATTTTACTATTGAAAGCGTAGGTGTCTTTGATCCGATGTCTATTGTTGAAAAGGCTTGTCAAATCATGATCAATAAAGTTCACAAATTTAGCGATGATATACAATCAAAGGATGACATGATTACTAAATCAAACACCACCATTCCTAATAGCTTTGATATTACATTAGAAGGTGAAGATTACACACTGGGTAAATCTATTGAGTATTTGCTTTTCGCATCTTATTATGAAACACAAAGTGATGAAAATAAGATTTTGACTTATTGTGGATTTATGAAACCACATCCACATATTGATATTAGTATTATTCGTATTGCTTTCAAAAATAATATTGCAAAAGCTGATTTGATTGGTTATTTGGAAAATGTAAATGTAAAAGCATTGGAAATATTTAATTCTATTAAATCTAGTTTTATCAAGGCTTAATGTTATACTTACTTTTATTAAAATATCATACAAAATGTATATAATATTTTAAAAATTTATTTTTATATTAAATTTTCATTTTCATTTTCATTTTAAATTTTCATTTTCATTTTCATTTTCAAGTGCTTTCAGAGTATGCAACAGCATTATCACGCTTCTCGAAATTAATGGCATGCATCAATTGCGCTGGATGTAGCGAATTAACGTACTCTATCACACGATAAAATGTTATTTTTTCATTGTGACTAATTAAATCATTCAAGTATATTTGATGTAAACTAAACATATGGTTTCTGTATTGCATGGTAAAATTAAGAAGTGGACTTTCTTTTTTAATATAACATGAGACATAATTTTTATACAACAGTGTCGTATAATCATGAACTTCTTTCTTATATTTTGAAAACTCGTGTGTCGCTTCTTTAAAATATTTTAAATATTTAGATACTTTCCGCTCTTTCCGCAATAACAAATATTGATATTGTAGCTTAGGTTGATTACCGCGCAACCGCCGTACTTTTTCATAATTTGGATTACGAATTTTTGCTCTGTCGCCAGTATTATTGTTTTTCATCACAACACCCATCGTGGTATAATGAACATCTTCACCTGCCCATTGGTCGTACAACGTTTCGTAGCTTTCGATAGCATAGACCTTAGGTAAATCGATACCTAAACCTTCTATCACCTTCATTTTATCCTCACGAGAAATATCAGTAATAATACCATTAGCACTATCAATCTGATAACATCCTATCAAATATATTTTTTCCTCTATAAATGATGTTACTAACCTATTTTTCGGATGTTGTAGTACAAAACTATAACTATATTCTTGAGATAGCTTATCAAAATTCAAACCAATATTTTCTGCCGCCTGTAAAAACATATACCGGAATGTTTTATCATAAGAAACATTACCTTCTTTAAAAAATACATTTCTGGCACCTACATTACTTTTTGTACATATTTCCCAATCATTCACATTCTCGTCATAAAATAAATTTATCATTGTACCTTCAATAAACTCTTCCGCATAACAATTATTAGGAACACCATTTTTTACCAGAGGATATTTTTCCATAAAATATTCCCGACCGATCGATTTTGGTGGAGAAAAACATTTTATAGTACCCTCCTTAATAATAACAGAACGAAATAATCCTAACTTTAAAACATTGTCTTGGTCTTTGGTTAATTTTGTTTTATCGTATTTTAAAATTGTGTATTCACCATTATCCGTTTTATATGAATTACATGTAATATTAGCAGTTTTTAATTGTGGAATAATATCTGGATCATTCCAATTTATATTTGTTTCTTTACCATCTTTCTTCGTAAATAATACTGATAAATCATAGGTAGTTGACATTGTATAATTAAACTACCGAATATATCTTTAACTTGTTTAAAAAAGTTTGGTTGTTCATAAAAATTTCTACTGTATGTATAAGGTAATGGCCGTTAGCGATTTACACTTACAATTAGGCGATATTATAGAAATAATTGCACCAACAGATGATAACTTACATGAAAAGCAATATTTAATTACGTATATAGATGAAACTGAAATACAATTATTAAATGAAGTAGAACCTACGACACTATACATTAATGACGACCATTCTTTACGCAATGAATCGATAACAGCAATTCATATATTAGATCGTGCGTCTGTATTAGGGTATGCTCGACAAAATAAATTGCTACCAGAGTCATGGGTTAATATATATTTTTCGGGTGAAGTTCCCCTGGTGGTTACCGGTCAAATAACAAATTTAGAAGAAGATCAAATAGAAATTACTAGTATTGATAAATCTTTGCAACCAATCTACATTGATTTTGCATATAAGGGTATCCCGAAAGACATTCCTATTGAAAAAATAGAACTGCGGGACACGCCAAGCGAGATCATTGACAAAGATGGCGAAGAGTTAGATGATTTAGAAGATGATCGGAATATTGACAAAAAAGAGTTTGAAGATGATATCAATGAAGTAATCACCTCCTCAATCGAAGATATGGAAGAACAAATTAAAGATAAAATATTTGAAGCAGATCAACTACAATTTGGTGAAGATTTAGATGAAATTTCACAAATTATTGATATACCAGATGAGAAAAAAAAATTTAGTATTGATAAACAAACAAACGATATTCTGGATGATTTACTTTCAAATATTCCGAACAATCAACGCACTATGGCTGTACTGAACAATATTCATACCTTAATCGAAAGATATGTACAATTACGTAATATTTACTCTATTTTTGATAAGTATAATAACATTCAAGGTTATACCAAAAATGGTAATATGCATAAACCTTTGACAAAAACTCTGTCTGATTTATCGCATAAATTATATTGGATTTTACCAGTCGCTAAAAATAAAAAACACTTGTATGATATTGAAGCTTTTACCGATGCTGATGGTATTGATGTCGAACATTTAGAATTATCTGATGTGCGCACGCAAGAAAGCGATTTTATAAACTCCTATCTTAACAATTCTATTGCTGGAGAGAATAATTATTATGCCCTTGTGAAAGGGTTAACTAATTTTTATACGCCTTTTAGTGAACCCAGTTTTAAAAACTTATTGTTAACTACTAGAAATGTTAAAACAAATATGCATGCTGTTATTGATAATCTAGACAACTTTAATTCATCCATTTTTAAAAATAAAGATATTAGTCAGAAACGCTTTTATTTGCAAAATTATGTGCTAGGCGAGCAAACTATTCAGATGAATAAAGTACGGGGAGGAGATACGGCCTTAACTTATCATAAAATAACCGATAATGATAAAATTTCTATTAAATCTTTTTTAACCTTGCCAATACAAACATTACATTTCTCTCGTATTAATTTACCAACTACAAATATTCTGACGAGAGCAAATTTAAACGAAAACTTTTTATCTTATTGGAAATTATTAAATGACCACACCGATGTATCTACCAAAATTATTGAATCCTTGGAGGCACCCGACGATACTAGCCCGTCTTACTTAAAAAAAAGCACTGAATATATTTTAGATGAAACTATTGAAGAGGATGATAAATATAATAAGTTTTTGAATAGAATTATACCAACAACACAAAATTTGTTTACCATGATCAAAAATAAAATACCCAACAATTTATCTGTGCATGGAATATTGCAATATTTGGAACCTTTTATGATATATCAACATGATCTTACTGATGATCAACACACCGATTTTATGGCATTTATTACTGAAAAAATAGAAGAATTTAAAACAAACTTTATTAAAAGACGTGATGCTATCACTAGAAAGTTAAATAAGTATAAATCTGAAGCACAAGAACCTCCTTATTTATTGACCCTTTTACCCGAAAAAGAACAAGACCAGCTTCTTACACAATATAATATAGATCGGTCTGCTATCACCACAAATTACAGCCTATTAAAACATATGACAACACAGGATAATGCTCTTTTTTATAATACTCTGTTGGCCAAATCTAGTTTTTCTTTAATGGTTCCTTATGCTACTGCACAGGTGCAAAAATTAGAAGAATTGGTTTTGCCCACTGAACAAAAAATAGAGCCTTCGCCGTCGGCGAACACTTCGCCGTCGGGTGATGCTTGCTCAACTTATGTACTATCCAAGAAATACGTAGCAATTGATGAAATGGAAGAGGATAATAATAAAGAAATTTATTTTGATAAGCAATATGATAAAACTTACTATGATTTATTAGACGATTATAAGAAATATCTTACTGGTCAAGCATTAACAGAACCGGAAAAAATAGCGATAATTGCTGAAAAACTACAAGAAAATGTTGGTTTTACAAATACCGAAGCTCTTATTGAAGCAACTGCATTAATTCAGAAAAAAAGAAAGGTCAATGAAGGCGATTATTGTGTGGTCGTGCTGAACGATGAAGAAGACACCAAATATTTATATTACAAAAGAGAAAGTCAAATATGGCAGAGGGATACATCAATCACAGACGATGTATTCGGTGATAAATCAAAATTATTTTGTAATTTATCGGCGAATTGTCTTGAACTTAAACAATCCTGTGATACGCTAGAAAATAGTGAAAAACAAATAAAAAATAAAAATTTAATGAAAATTGTGAAAGAGTTTGACACAAATATGCAAGAAGGACTAGATGAAATAAAAAGAAAAATCGACAATCTTATTATTTTATACGCGGATCATTTACCTAAAGTAAGAAATATCAAAAATCAACAGCAATATAAATACAATACTATTCGCTTTAATCTCGGGACAAGTATAGAAGATGTTACTATAGAACAATCACCACATACTAAAATTAGAGATACCATACTGGGTTTAACCGATTTTACAAAAAAACAGACATTAATATTACAATTCATGAACAAATACACACGCCCTGCTTCAGAGCACGAAGATAGTTGGTGGTTATATTGTATTGATTCAAATATAAAATTATTACCCACATTTATTGTTGAATTAGCCAGTGCATTTGTAGAAGGAACCGATTATATGAAAACTATTTATCAAATATGTAAAAAACAAGGAGAATATAGTGATGATGGTGGTGCCTGGGTCGATAAATATAGCGGGTATTATATAACATCAATCGCGTTAGACACCGATGAAGGCTATGAAGAAAGTGGTTTCAAACAAGTTAGTAGAGCTATTATTGAAAAAAGCACAGGCGAAATGTTAATGCAAGGAACTACAACAACATCTGGTCCAGACAAATATAAAAATCCCACCACTAAAAAAATATACAACGTGATACTAACTATGTCGGAGTACATGTACGTAGATGTTGAACAGCATATTCCCTATATTATTCAAGAAACTTTGCAAAAATTAAAAACTAACTTACCGAGTAAAGAAGAGTTAGAAGCCGTGAAAAAAGGAGCCTACAAAAAACAATACAATACATTACTGATCGTTTTTGCCATTTGCTATTTTCTTATATCTATACAAACTAATATCCCTTCCCTAAAAATTAATAAAGGTTTTCCGGGATGTAAACGTTCCATCACCGGTTATCCTCTTGGTGGAGAAGAAGATCTTAGTGCTATTCACTACATTGCGTGCATAATTAAGAAAATAAGTAAAAAAAGTATCGAGCCTTGGAGTACTTTCGCGAAACAAAAACTCGAAAACATTAATGTACTTATTAAAAAAATTCTAGATGACATTGTTCTAAAAGATAAAAGTACATTAGACAAATTAGACGCAAAAACCAAATATTTATTGCATGCTACAGATGAATTAATACCTTTGGAACATGATATTAAAAATTGGCACACTTTTTTACCGCCACTAATGCCATTGCAATTAAAAACAACCGAAAATATTTCAAAAATTTTTGAACAAGAACTCGCAAGCAACTTAAAAAACGGCACTAAAGAACAATACACTAAAATGTTGGTTTTATTCAGCAAACCATTATATTTATCTTTGCATATACAAGTATTAATAAATAAAACCATCAAAAATACGGATGCTTTAATGACAAATAGTTCAGGCGAACCATTCTTAGAAAATTCTTGCTGTGATGATGGCACACAACATTCGTTGAATTATTTTATGGAAAAAGAACCTGAAATAAGAACATTGAATGAAAAAGTCCGCAATTTAAACAATATTCAACAGGATATTACATTATTAACGAAAGCTAAAATCCTTTTTTATACCCATAACACCAAACCTATTTACCCACCACTATCTACCAGTGTCTCAGAAGAAACAATATATAAAGCTTTCATAATATATTGCAGATTTACTACGGCAATCCCGATAGATGATGATCTTAAATCCCTTTGCTTGGAAAAACCAACTGGTTTCGAGAAGTTAGAAACATTACAAGACAAAATACATGCTCTTAAACGTGTCGGAAAACAATATTCTTTTGAACAATTTAAATCTCTTATGTCCACCATAAATAATAGAAATATAGTGGATGCTCCTTTACGTAATATTGTGGTGAATAATATTCAAATACTTAGATCTATGTTAGAAGCGGAGTCATCCTTACACGAGACGGAGATCGGTGCTTTTCCGATTGAGTTTATCGATAAGTTTATTATGTTTATTGATCTATTAGCCACGGATAGCACCAAAGTAAAATATACGCAAACCGCTGTTTATGATGATTTTGTCAATTATTTGGTACATGAAAATGAATCTATGAAATCGACTATTATTACATTTATTAAAAGAAATGTTAAAAAATACAACAAAGATGTTGATGAGTGTTTACATAATATGTTATCATTTCATAACATGGAAACAACGCGTTTTATTAGTGGAGAAGATGAAACAACTATTAAACAAATAGACTTTATTAAAAGTGTTATACGACTTTTGTGTGATGTCTTCCCCAATATAATAAGGCACCAGATTAATCCATGTGCGTCTAATTGTAAAATACCCAAGCATTGGAAATTATCGGATTTTCATAATAAAGATATGGTCAATATACTGAATAAATTCTACCTTGATTTTGTCAAACACTTCGATGATGATAGCGTTCATCAAATTATAACTGATACATTATCGTTAAACAAAATTATATGCAACATCGCTTGCCATACTATTTATTTAACCAATACCAATAATAATGGTGCTTTACTATTCAACAAAAATATTTGCAATATGCTACATGAGTATTATTTACAGCGAATATTTATGAATATTATACATAAAACAGAAAATACCATCAACGTTAACATGAAAACACCAGCGGAAAGAGATGAACTGGATGAATTAGAAGAGGCATTATCTGATGATGATGTAGTAGCACAACAATTACTTATGGGAAAGAAAGAGAATACTAAAGAAAAGATAGCAGAGCTTTTTTCGACATATTGTTCCGTGATTGTAAATAAAAAGAAAGGCATCAATTATAACTACGAACGTTTAATGGAACGCGTGAATCGGGCAAAAGAAAAAGAAAAGGTTGGCATCACCGATTATCTAAAGGCTATGACCGACGAAGAACGCGAAATTGAAAATCTTTTTAAGAATCAGAAACTAGAACGATGGAGTAAGGGTTTGCAAAAAGGTTTCAGAACATATGAAGGTAAAACTTATGATCAAGAGAGAAATGCGATGGAAAAACAAGCTCTTTTAGAAAAAAAATTAGGGGAAAATAATTTAGTCACCGAGATGAATAAAGATGTGTTTATGATGGAGATGTTAGAAAGCGAAGCTGCCTCCGCGGAAATAGAAGCCGAAGAGTATTCTATGGCGCATTTACCGGACGATGATGATTATGGTGAGCATGATGGCGACGAAGGATACTAGAAACATACGTACTATTATACAGAAAAAATATCTACTATCAACTAATAAAAAATATATTTGTTATAAAATATATTTGTTATAAAATATATTTGTTATAAAATATTTATTTACTTTTAAAAATGCTACATTGCTACAATGCTACAATGCTACAATGCTACAATTTTTAATGTTTATTTTCTCTCTACACATAGGACACGGCGTTTGTTCTAATTTTTTTTTATACCATTCAAAGAAACATTCTTTACAATAATAATGGTCGCATCCCGTTTTCAGCTCAGCTGTGCCATAACAAATTGAGCATTCTTCCTTCGGTGCAGTGTGGATAATTTTAAAGAATCCCGATGTTTGATGAAGTTCATTGTCATATAACCATTTTGCTAAATCCATTTTTTTGTGAGAGCAACAATAGTCAAAAGCTAAACCCCAAGAATTTTCTAGATTTTGTACTTGTTTGATGGAAAATAAGAATTGTAGCCATTTAATGTTGTCCAAATCACATATATCATAGATGGCTTGTAGAACATTAGCGATGTAGTTATAAGATTTGCGGCGTTTATTGATGATAAAATAGTTCTCCATGGAAGATTTAAGGGCTTTATCCGAAAGGACAAACTTATGTGTAGAGAGAAATTGGGAAATAATGGCGGGATCCATATTGAGTATGTTTTTAAAATAAAAGTATTAAAATATATTTAATCAATTTTATGTTTTAATACTAAAAAAAAATAGGGGGTATATAATAATGGATCATCGTTTTATACATAATAATTTAGTTGCAATATCAATTTCATTGTTTATTACTATATACACTATTATTGCATTTATTAAACCACATTTTTTATACAATAAAGATGGTAGTCTTCGCGAATTTGGTGTAGGTTTCAAAAAGAAAACTGTCATACCAATTTGGTTAGTGTCTATAATATTAGGAATACTCTCATATTATTCTATGCTGTACTTGGCTACTTGGCCCAAACTATTTCTTTGAGGCGGCTTGAGCTATTTCGGCTAATGAATTCGCACGTTCAGCAATGGCTTTGGTGTTTTCACATATTTTAGCCGCTTCTAGTTCTAAACGCTCGGCATTTTTTGAGGCAGCAATACTGAGCCTTTTAGTTTCTTGTGCTGCATCTGCCAACGCTTTAATCGACTTATTTGTTTCTTTCTCTAGTTTTTGTAATTTGGTGATATCGCTCATATATTTAGATAATTTTATAAATATTACTTATAAAATTATTATATTTGCAGTATA